GCCGAGTCGGTGGACGGCGAGAAGGTGGTCGAGGCGGCCCTGTGCCTGCAGGCCGGCCTCCCCGCCGTCGAGAAGCACTTCGATGAGCGGACGCTGGAGGCGGCCCACAAGGCCAAGAAGTCCACGTCGCTCGGTGAGGTGCTCGTGCGTGCGGCCAAGTCCAACGGCTACACGGGCTCGGAGCGGATTTCGACCGGCACCCTTCAGCCGATTCTGATGGCTGCGTTCGCCACGCACACCATCAGCAACTTGCTGGAGGCGGCGGTCAACAAGTTTCTCCTCTCGGGCTTCAACGCGGTCGAACAGGTCTGGCAGCAGATTTCGGCCGTGCGGAGCGTGAGCGACTTCAAGGCGGTGAATATGTACCGCCTCAACGGGTCGTTCAAGTTCGCGAAGGTCGGCAACGCGGGTGAGCTCAAGGTGGCGGCCGGTTCCGATACCAAGCGGAGCCTTTCGGCCGAAACCTACGGCATCACCACGCAGCTGACCCGGCAGGACATCATCAACGATGACCTGAACGCGCTGAGTCTGATCCCGCAGCGGATCGGTCGCGGCGCGGCCCTGTCGCTGAACGAGGTGATTTGGGGCGAGTTCCTTTCCAGCAATAGCAGCTACTACCAGGCTGCGACCGCTGGCTCGGGCAATGCCCTGAGTTTCTCCAGCCTGTCGGCCGCCACAACGGCGTTCCGCAAGCTCAGTGATCCCGATGGCAACCCGCTCGGCATTACGCCGCGCGTGCTGCTTGTTCCGCCGGAGCTCGAGCTGACCGCGGCCCAGCTGATGACGCAATCGCTGCTCATCGCCTCGGGTCTGGCCAGCACGAGCTCGAAGACCGTCGAGCCCTCGGCCAACGTCCTGGCCGGTCGGTATCGCGTCGTGACCAGCAACTACCTCACGTCGGCCTCGACGTGGTGGCTGATGGCCGACGCCGCCGACCTCAACGCCCTGGACGTGGTGTTCCTCAACGGGCAGCAGGTTCCGACGATCGAGCAGGTGCAGCCCGACTACCAGCTCCTGGGCGTGGCGATGCGGGGGTACATGGATTTCGGCGTGAGCAAGGCCGAAAGCCTGTCCTGCTACCGCATGGCGACGGCCTGACCCTGACGTGGCATCGACGCTGGCGGGCGGGAGCCCATCCCGCCCGCCAGCATGACGCAGCAACCAACCTCAAGAACCCCAGAACCCCAGAACCAGAACCAGAAAGGTAGGTGATTCGTGGCGAGTTACTTCCAGCACGGGCACACGCTCGACTACACGCCCTCGTCCGCGGTCGCGGCCGGCGACGTGGTGGTGCTCAACGACCTCGTGACCGTGGCCGACAAGCCGATCCCGGCGAACACGCTCGGGGCCGTGGCGGTCGAGGGTGTCTACACGCTCCCCAAGGCGTCGGGTGCGATCGGGCAGGGTGCCATCGTCTACTGGGACGGCACCAACTCGAACGTGACCACCACCGCGACGGGCAACAAGCGGGCCGGCAAGGCCGCCTACGCCGCCGCGTCCGGCGACACGACCGTCAGGGTGCTGCTCAACATCGGTTGAGCGGATGACCGGCATGGGGGCCGGGCGGCGCCTTGCGGGCAAGTGCTCGACAGGCCCGCCCGGCCCACGGTGGCGAGGGTATTTCGATGGCCGACATCATGGCTACTGCCGCATCGTGGTTTGAGAGCCAGCGGCAGCAGTATCTGACCGTGCCAGTGGAGTACCGGATCGCCGGGGCCGGCCATCCGATCGAGTGTCGGGCGACCGTCGCCATCGGGCGGTGGGAGGGCGTCAACTCGGCCGGCCAGGTCGTGCGGATGGAGACTCGGGATTTCATCATCGCGGACAACGAGCTGCGGCACACGCCAGTACGGGGAGACACGATCACGCTGAAAGAGGGGCCGGTCGAGGCGGTCTGCAAGGTCGTGATCCCTGACGGCACCGACCAGGCGTGGCGGTGGAGTGATCGGTCGCACACGGTACGACGCATTCACACTATGGAAACGGCACGGTACGAACATGGCTGACTACTCGCAGCTGCCCGGCGTCCTCAATCTGTGGTTCGTCCGCGGCGACGAGATGCCGATTTCGGCCACTTTCAACCTCGACCTCACCGGCTACACGCTGAGCGCCGCGATCTTCAATGAGAGCACCCAGGCGTCGGTGGCGGCGCCGACGATCAGTATGGTGACGGCCACCAGCGGCGGCGTCACCACGTCCACCGTGTCGTTCAACTGGACTGAAACCCAAACGACCAGCCTGTCGCTCACCACCCGCTACCGCTGGTATTTCCGGTGGGTGTCGCCCACTGGCGTGACGCGCACCGTCCTGTCCGGCCAGGTGCGGCCGTACAACCCCTGACCTTCCAGATAGCGAGAGGGATTCGTGCCTGACCCCATTTCGATCACGGTCAGCGAAAGCAACGCCCTGCCTGGGGCCAGCGTCACCGTTACGCTGGCGTCCACGCCGGTCACGCTCTACGGTTCGAGCGTTGCCGTGACGGTTGCCAACTCGGCCCTCGCCTCCGGGGCCGGCAAAACCATCGTTTCGTCCGGCGGCATTGCCGACCTCACAAGCGCCCAGCAGCTCGAAGTGTCCGAAGGCACCATCGTCCTCACCGCGGACGGCTATCGGTACATCTACTCGGGCTCGGGCTCCAAGACGAACCCGGCCAGTTACGTCATCCTGGCCGACATCACACCGGATTGGTCATCGCTCTCGGGCAAGCCATCGACGTTCGCCCCTTCGGCCCATGCGGCATCGCACGGGTCGGCCGGGGCCGACGCGATCACGGTGGCGATCAGCCAGGTGACGGGATTGCAGACCGCGCTGGACGGCAAGCAGGCGTCAGGTTCCTACGTCCTGACTACCGACTCGCGGCTCTCGGACTCCCGCGAGTGGTCGGCCTCCACTGTGACGCAGGCGGAAGCCGAGGCTGGCACCTCAACCAGCCGGGTGGCCTACACGCCGCAGCGAGTGTTCCAGGCGGTCGCCTCATGGTGGGACGGCAGTGCCGCCAAGACCAAACTCGACGGGATCGAGAGCGGTGCGACGGCAAACGCCACGGATGCGGACTTGCGGGATCGCACCACGCACACCGGAGTGCAGGCGATCTCGACCGTAGACGGGCTGCAGGACGCACTGGACGGCAAGGCAACGGCAGCCCATTTTCACGGCAACATCGACAACAACGGCGCCATCGGAACGACCAGCGGCCACATTGTTGTGACAACGACCGGCGGCGCCCTGACAACGACGCCGACCATTTCCAGCGGTTTGATTGACGGCCTCGCCCTGGTGGCCGTCACCGGCGCATACTCCGACCTGTCAGGAACGCCCGCTGCCTATTCTCTGCCCACTGCGAGCTCTACCGTCCTGGGCGGCGTCAAGATCGGGAGCGGCCTGGCAATCTCCAGCGGCACCGTGTCGGCTGACGTGACCAGCGTGGCCGGCCGGACGGGTGCCGTGACGATTGCGGCCGCAGACGTGAGCGGCTTGGCGGCGTCGGCCACCACCGACACGACCAACGCGGGCAACATCTCTAGCGGAACGCTTGGAATCGCGCGGATTCCGACCGGCTCCACGAGCACAACCGTCTGCATTGGCAACGACTCGCGGCTCTCCGATACGAGAACGCCAACGGACGGCAGCGTAACGACGGCCAAGATCGTGGATTCCGCGGTGACAGATGCGAAGGTCGCCAGTATCGCGGCCAGCAAGATCGCCAGCGGCACGGTTGCGACCGCCCGCTTGGCAAGCGGAACCGCGTCATCATCGACCTACCTCCGTGGCGACCAGACTTGGGCGGCAGCGCCGGTCACGAGTGTTGACGGCCTGACGGGCACGGTTTCAGTCACGAAGTCAGATACGTTTGAGTTCACACGTTCGACCTACCCAGCGTCGGCTACGGTGGCTTCGACGGGCAGCTACGTTTGGTCGATTCCGACCGGCGCAAAGATGATCGAGGTGCTGGCGATCGGTGGCGGTGGCGGTGGCGGATCGGGCAGGCTCGGGGCCGCTTTCAGCGGTAGATCGGGCGGTGGTGGCGGCGCTGGCGGCGCGATTATCCGCTGGATGGGGGCCGTATCTGAGTCAAATAGTGCGACGTTGTATGTAGTTGTTGCGGCCGGCGGTGCTGGCGGGGCCGCCGTGTCTGCCAGCGACACCAACGGAAACGCCGGAAGTGCTGGCGGCCTGACTCGCGTGGTGACGGGAAGTGCCGGCGCACAGTCGGGAATCATGGCCGATGGAGGCGCTGCCGGCGGCGGGGGCGGGACGTCGGTAGGGTCGGGCGGCGGCGAGACCTCGTGGCAAACAACGACCATGTTTCAAGGCGGTGGCGGCGGCAACGGTAACGTTGGCAACGGCACCGCCGCTGGCGCGTATAGGTCAGCCGGGACAGCCGGCGGCGGCGGCG